TGGTCAGATTTCCGGTGGGTTAGAATGTATTGATTTTGATAACCACTTTGGAGATGCTAAACAAGTAATGTCAGACTTCTTACAGATAGAGGAAGTTAGGACAATATATGAAAAATATAAACTACCAATTCAAAGTACAACTTCCGGGGGGTTTCATTTGCTTTATAGATGTTCAGTTATCGCAGGTAATCAAAAACTAGCGAGCAGGCCGAAATATGATAATACTACTCGAAAATATAAGAAGGATGTTTTAATTGAAACTAGGGGAGAGGGAGGTTATTTTTGTATTGATCCTACACCGGGATATAAGTTTGTAAGGAATGATGTTTTAAAGATTAAGAATATAACACCAGAAGAAAGGGAAATAATACTATCTGCTTGTAAATCGTTTAATACTTATGCTGATGTAAAACAACGTGAAGAAGAAAATAAAGATTTGCCTGGGAATATTTTTAACAGTTCTCCAGAGGCATTAAATGAAATGGAAAAGTCTTTAAGGTCTGCCGGATGGTCAGAGTTAAGAGAGGGGTATTGGTTACGTCCCGGGAAGAAGAGAGGGATATCGGCTACTTTGGGAAAGGTAGCCCCCGGGATATTTTATAATTTTTCATCCAGTGCAGATCCTTTTGAGGATTGTAAAGCATATACAGCGTTTCAGGTTATTACACTACTTGACTATAATGGAGACTTTAAGCAGTTTGCAAAAGAATTAGCAGTCAGATATAATGTACAAAAAGAAACACCAAGAGAAGAAAAACCGGAAGAAAAAACTGGGGATCAGTTAGATGAAATAATTAGGAAAGCCTATATTGATACAGAAATACCAGTTGCAAAACCTCCTATCGTAATACGATTAAAAACTAAGTACGGAGTAGAAAATAGGTTTACCAGGGTATTAACACTTGGTAATTTTAGCGCAATATATGGAAAATCAAAAGCAAAGAAGACATTTTTAGCAACTATGTTTATGGCTTGTGCAAGTACTGGCGGAGAATTAGACTATACGATAAGAGCAGAGTTACCAACGAACCGCCCTGGTGTTGTGTTATTTGATACAGAACAAAGTAATTACGATGCTTATATCACAGCTAAAAGGGTTTGTGATATGTCTGGGAAACATAAAAATAATTTTGGTGCATTCGATTTAAGAGAATATTCACCTATTGAAAGGTGCAATATTATTAATCAGTTCATCGAAAAGAAAAGTCAGTATGTTAGTTTTATAGTCATTGATGGAATTGCAGATTTAGCAATGGCAATAAATGATGAGATAGAAGCATCCCGGGTTGTTTCGCTTTTAATGAGGTGGACGAAAGTATATAACCTACATATTTGCGTAATTATTCACCAGAACAAAAACGACAATTTTGCTACTGGTCATTTAGGATCATCCATAATGAAGAAAGCCGAATGTTTAATGTCAGTTACAAAAGATACAACGGACAATTCAAGAAGTCAGATAAGTTGTGATTATATCCGGGGAGCTATGGAGTTTGATAAGTTTAGTATTGTCATAGATGATAATGGCATCCCGAAAGTTGATCCAGATTTTAAAGCAGTAAATACAGATGAACCAACATTTTTTAGCAGATGAAAAATAAAGAATCATATAAACATAAATCAGCAAAAGCCACTTTAAGAAATTGGTTAAGCAAAGATTATACGGCTCATACAGAGGTTAATTTTACTGACTTTGTGCCGGATATTGTAACATACGATAATAACCAGATACAAGCCTTTTATGAGGTTGTTCACACTTCTGATATTACTGGAAAGAAAATCGGATTAATGCAATACTTCTGTTATGTGAATAACCTGGATATATTTCTTCATGTTGTGGATGCTGAATATATATTAACACAATGCGATCCACCCGAAAGAATTGAAAAATTAAGTTGTAAATTAATTGAAACATGACTTTTGTCATATTTATTACGAAAAACTATATTTAATTTTGATGTTATGGAAAGCCAGAAAATTAGAATCAGGAAGCATTTAGAGAGCGGTAAGTCTATAATGGATTTTGATGCTCAGTATTTATTTTCATGCAGAAGATTATCCGCAAGAATAAATGATATAAAAAAGATGTATAAAAAAGAGGGTATAACATGGAAGATTGAAGCTCCTCTTGTTCCGGTGATGTCAGATGGTAGGGTTAAGCACGTTGCACGATATAAGTTAGTGAAATGAAATACGAGGCTGTTATAAAAAAAGCAATGATTGAGCTTATAAGATTAAAGGTGATTAAAAAAACTGACTCTTCAATTATTTATGAGAAGTTCAATAATGTATATAAGGAAGGTGTAAAATTAGGGCGTAAGTGTTCCACGCAAAATCATAGATCACCGATTGCATTATATGATAAAAAAATGAGATTTATAAAAAGATGGAGAACTGTTATATCTTGTGTAAATGAGGTAGGATTTACGGAGAGTTATATACATCAATGCGCAAAAGCAAAAAGATTAACAAGTAAAGGATATTTTGTAAAAACTAAAAAAAACAGAAATCATGGAACCAATTAACCCTCATTCATTAGTAACCTTCTCAGTATTGTTTATTTTCTTTATAATGGCTTTATTTGTCATTGGATGGTATTTAGTTTACTGGGGCAAAAGCAGTCTTGCAAAGGACAATTTAAACGAGCTTAAATACAAACTCGAGTACAGAGAAATACAGGATCATATAAAAACTTACTCCGTTGACCTGGGTATGTATTACAAGATAAAAGACGAGATCAGGCGACTTGGAGAGTACGAATACAAGAACCCTGAAAAAACATCAATGCTTCACCTCGAGCTATGTACAAGTAGATTTTATAAGATCGCATTAAGTATAGCAGAAAATAGAGTTATAAAAAAGTAGTAAATTTGCACATATATCCGAAAAGTGATATAGTAAGTTTAACTAAATAATTTGTAATGAAAATGATGACATTAATTTTAATAATAAACCTATTTACGTTGAATCTAAAGGCTCCAAATGAGCGAGCTATGGTAATTACCTGCGGGGAGAAGATAATGCCGTATGAGACTATTATAAGCGCAATAGTCAAAGTCGAAAGCAATGGAAACACGTTAGCTTATAATCCAAAGGAGGGAGCGACGGGGGCTTTCCAAATTAGACAGATAAGACTAACTGAGTATAATAAGCTATCAGGAGAGAATTTAAAGTTATCTGATTGCTATGATTACGAAACGTCAAAGCGGATATTTTTATTTTACAGTTGTAAATTTCACCCATCAGATTACAAGTCAATAGCTATCGATTGGAACAAAAGTAAAACATTGAAATATTGGAATAAGGTAAAACAAAAACTATGAAAACAAAAGACTGGAAAGCAATTGCCGAAAAGCTAAAAGAAATAGTAAATTATCTACTATACAAAACTGAAAATAGATATGAGTCAACATTAGAATATCAACAACTTGAATCCGAACTCTCTTTACTTGAATCGCAGGAAGTGGAGGAAAAAAAGTTTTACGATAAAGCTCAAGATAAATGGAGAACAGAAGCTGAAATATTCTTTATGAATAAATTTGAGGTTGAAGAAATACCAAAACATAGAATTATTCTTGATGCTTTTGAAATTATTGAGGCAATGGAAGAATACGCCCAACAGTCCTCAAAGGTAACAAACGAGGATATTGAAAAGATGTTCCCTACTGACTTAAAGGTTATCTGTGAGAAGCATAATATACCCATTAGATTCGATGCAGAACAAGGGGAATATATAGATTCAGTAAGGAGTTGTAATTTAGATAGGCAATTTGGAGCAAAAGCATTAAGGGACGGAGTAATTAAAAAATCTAATTAAACCAGAATAAGATGAAAGCAAAATTGTTAAGAAAACTAAGAAAAGGATTTAAACTTATTTACTATCCTGCAACATCTATTTCAAGAGAACATTGGACTGTATTTTATCCAAATAATTATAACGATAAAAAAACATATTTTACTTTTAAGGAGGCATTGTCTCATTATTTAATGATAGTTCATAACCATTTATCGGGTTACATTCAACAAGCTAAATCAAAACAAATATTTTAACCCATGAAATACACAAGAATAGACATTAAGACAGAGGCAGACTTGCCGAAAGAGGAAAAAGAACCTTATTACGCAATGACTAAAAATGGAAATATGATAATTGCGTATTATGACTTATTTGCAGGTAATTGGAAGTGTGGAACTACAACGGTAGATATTGACTGGTATCTAATAGAGGACACCGAGCCAAGCTATCCTGAACCATTTTTATATTGGTTAGTTTTTGAAGATCATTTATTCTTTCCACAAGAAGAAAAGGGTGAAAATGTTTGGTACGACTACGATTGTGATTGTATGAGAACACTTGACGAGGTTTGTGATTTTTGGCTAAACGAAATTAAAAAAGTGATATGAAAAGAGATAATATTTCTATTATAAAGAAGAAACTCCGCTCAATGCGGTATTCAAAGAAGGACGTACAAAGCGAAACATCAAGAGATGCAAAACAATTTATGTATGGATATACAGAGTGCATTAATGATTTACTTGAGTATTTGACAAGCGGTAAAGATGGATTGCCTGAACATGAATTACTTGCAGACGAGCCAGCCGGACAGGGAGGGGAGAAAATAAAAATACCTGATAATATGGAATCTGAATCTGCTTTATGCAAATACGCAAAGAAAATGAAAGAAGATTTTACAAAACCTTCAGGAATTGCAATGGGATGGAGAGCTTGTTATGAATGGATATTACTTAATCCTTCCGAGAGCAAGCAAGACAAAGAGCAAGAGATAATAAAAGCTTTATCCGGTGAAGAGATTGAAGATGTGCCGACATTTACATCAACTGAATATCCTATTGAGCAACAACCCGACAAGGAAGAAATGGAACTTCTTGATTTAATAAGTATGAGCTGCGAACATCTTGTAGACATCCCAATAAAGTGTAAAAAAAGACTTGTTAAAGAATTGAAGCAATACCACAAAAGCCAGGTAAGGGGAGTAATTGAAAATTGGCTAAATTATTTCTACGATGGCGATATAGATGACTTCACCAAGCGACATTTGGATAAATATCTAAAGTCTGAGTGATGCAAGAACTACAAAAAGGCGAATACGGTAAAGCTACATTTATAGCTAAAAAAGGATTTCATCATGAAACAATTTGTTACGGCAGGATAATAGACTTTGATAGTAAATGTGTGGAGTTTGTTGATAACGATGATAATGAATATATTATCCAGCGTAGTAAGTTTAAATTTGAGCCGTGTGAATTTAAGATATTAGTATAAATTTCATTATATCAAATTAATTTAATAATTTTACATAATGAGTCGAAAACAAAAGAACATGAAGAATAAAAGTATTGATCTATATGCTTTTATTTATAACGATGAAGACATACTCCCGTACTTTTTAAGTTATTATTCTTTTGTTAAGACGATGACATTTATAGATAGCGGATCAGACGATAACACTTTAAAGATTTTGAAATCATTTAACGGAGATATAAGAATAACACAAACAGGTCTTAAGTGGTGGGATCATAACGAACTACATATTTATAAAAACGAGATATGGAAAGACTCAAAAGCAGACTTAGTTTTCTTTCCTGATGTTGATGAGATATTTTACAGACCTGATTTGGTTGAATTTTTAGCAGAGAGAAAAAACGATATATATGAAATGCAGGGATTTGAGATGGTTAGTGATGGGATGCCAAAAGAAAGTTTACTAGAATTTAAAGAAGGAGTTCCGTTCCAAATGTATAACAAGAGTACAATATTTAATCCAAGGATTAATATATATTTCCCTAATGCTCATATAAGATATTCTCTGGTAACTAATGTTTCAATCGGGGATATTAAATTACTTCATTATCGCAGTTTAGGAATTGATATGATGAAGAAAAGAAGGGATAGAGAGAGGGATCGGCTCCCTGTTACATTTAAAGAAAGATCAATCCATACAGATAAAGAGCTTGAATTAAGGCACGAGTATTTAATAAAAAACGCAACTAAAGTGATATGATAACCGGGTCACAATTAATTTACAAGAATAAAGCAGATGTTCAGCAAGATTGTTCATTTGGGAATATTCTGTTTCGTATTGCCGGGACTATCGGGATAGCTGAAAAAAATGGTTATGAGTATGGTTTTAAAAAATGGATTAATCAGGAATACTTTAAACATCCACTTCCGATAACAGAAAGAGAGTTTAAGAAATGGAAGATGCCAGCTACATACAAAGGTTATGACTTCGGATTTAACGGTTTTGATGTGCCTGACAACATTCAGCTTGACGGAGAATTAGCCTCTGGAGAATATTTTAAACATTGTGAAGATAAGATAAGATACTATTTTGAAATGAAAGAATTATGTGATCCTTTGGATTGTATTTTAATGCACTTTCGGGATTACGGAAACAATACAGGCTTTGCAAAACTTGATTCTGCGTACTATACAAACGCTTTAAAACACTTTCCTAAGAAAAAGGTTGTTGTTATTACTGACAATATAGGAGTGGCTAAAAACACGCTTAAAATGAATGTAGGGTATACTTCTAATTCTCCGATAATTGATTTTTATTTACTATCTCATGCTAAATACCTGGTTATGGCAAATAGTACTTTTAGCTGGTGGGGTGCTTGGTTATCGAAAGCGAAAACGGTCGCTCCGCTTAATTGGTATGCAGGAGAGTTTAAAGATGCGCCTATGAAAGATTTTTATTTACCTAACTGGATATTAGTATGAACCCTCACGAAGTAACAAAAGCTTTTGAAGAGCGAATATGTGACTACACCGCATCGCCTTATTGTGTAACAGTAGACAATGAGTCTAATGCTTTATTTCTTGCATTAACTTATGATAAGGCAAAAGGCAAAACAATTACAATTCCATCTCACACTTATCCATCAGTCGCTTGTGAGATTATTAACGCAGGAGGCAAGGTATCATTTAGAGAGTCAACAAAGATATTAACAGGTGCTTACAGACTAATAGGGAGCAGGGTAATAGATTCAGCTCTCAGGTTTACTGCTGATATGTACATACAAGGGACTTATACTTGTTGTTCATTCACAGGCCCATATAAGCATTTAAAGCTTGGAAAAGGGGGATGTATATTAACAGACAACGAAGAAGCTTATAAGTGGTTTAAACGTGCCAGGTATTCAGGGAGGAGAGAATGCAACTACCATGAAGATAATCTTGATATGTTAGGGTGGAATTTTTACATGAATCCTATCATATCTCAGTTGGGACTTTTACTAATGGGGCAGTTTTATAATTTCGATGGTACTAAAAAGACTATGGACGATCTTTCAATTCCTTATCCGGATTTAAGTAAATTTAAAATATATGTATCTAACTAAATCACAGATCAAAAAGATAGGATTTCGTTATGTGGGAAAAGATGCTCTGATATCTAACAAGTGTTCTATATATGGAGCTGACAATATTTCAATAGGTGATAATGTAAGGATAGATGACTTTTGCCTATTATCGGCAGGCGAGAAAATAGAGATAGGGAATTATGTTCATATAGCTTGTTATAGTGTACTTTTAGGGTCTGCGTTTATTGAGCTATGTGATTACTCAGGGATAAGTTTACGATGTATTGTTCTTTCTTCAAATGCTGATTACTCAGGGGAATTTATGACAAACCCGCAAATACCTGATAAGTACTTAAATACACAATCTGCACCGGTAGTATTTAGTAAGCATTCGCTTTTAGGTGCTGGCTCAATAGTACTCCCGGGTGTATCGCTGGGTATTGGTTCGGTAGTGGGTGCTAACTCGCTGGTTAAAGACTCGGTTCCTTCATTTGAGATATGGTGTGGCAATCCTGCAAAGTATAAAAAGATGCGTAAAACAGATATATTAAAACTCACTAAACAATTAAGACATGGGTAAAATAATAGGCACAGGGTTCCAGGTACCTATAAGGGTAGTACTAAATAGAGAGATTACACACTCAGACAAATGGGTTGAGGACAATCTCGGAATAAAAGAGCGCAGGAGAGGTAATGATTGGATGGGTACTTTATTTCTGGGGCTGAACGCAGGAATGTACGCTTTGCAAACATCAGGGAGAAAAGCAAAAGATATTGATATGTTGATTGTGGCAACATCCACACCTGAAAAGATCGCACCTTCAACGGCCTGTTTAATTCAAAAAGAATTGGGGTTAAATAATGCTGTCGCTTTTGATATTAACGCAGTCTGTTCCGGGTTTTTATTTGCTTTGTCAATAGCTGAACAATATTTGAGTATCTACAAGAATATTATGATAATTGGTGTTGATATGTTTTCAAGTATAACAGACTATACTGATAGAAATTGTGTTTTCTTTGGTGACGGTGCCGGGGCAGTTGTATTAACAAGAGGCAGTAATTTAAAGAGTATTGTAATAAAGTCAACCCCTCAAAATGATGGTTTTAGTTGTAAGCAAGGAAGTACATTTATAATGAACGGAAAAGAGGTTTATAAGAATGCTATTAAATTGCTTCCTAATGTAATTAACGAGGCATTAGGGGATATTAAGATAGATGAGATAGATTACATGATCCCGCACCAGCCGAGTAAAAAAATACTTTTAGATGTAGGCAAACTGATAGGGATTAAGGAAGAAAAAGTTTTGATGAACATGGACAAATACGCCAATACATCGGCGGCTACTATCCCGATTCTTTTAGCAGAGTCGTGGGATAAGTTCAAGACAGGTGATAAGTTATTAATGGCTGCGATAGGAAGTGGATGGACATTCGCAGCAGCAGTATATGAAGTATGAGAAAAAACGTATTACTAATAGGGGGATCGAGTGCCATAGGCAGAAAAGTAGGTAGTTTAATGGAAGAAAACTATTATGTCCATTATGCTGATTCAAGAATATTGCCATTACCAAGTGCCAGAAATGTATTTTTTGACGCAACATTATTTGATGTAATCATTAACCTTGCCGGTATATTTTCAGAAGGTAAACTATCAGAGTACAATCTATTAACAAAAAAATTAATAGATGTAAACTGCTTAGGTGCTGTTAATATCCTTGCGGAGTTTTTGCCAAAGATGAACAAAGGAGGTAGAATAATACTGTTTTCGTCTGTTTACTCTGCAATCAATGTACCTGGCATGGGTGTGTATTCAGCATCGAAAGCCTTTGTCGATAAGTTGGTAAAGATAGCAGCATTAGAGAATCCTGACATAACAGTTAATTCAATTCAGTTAGGTTACACTGGGATAGGCATGGGAGCATCCACACCTAAGAACATGGCAAAGGCAAAAGGCAAGACAACAAAGAAACGGTTTGTCACGATTGAAGAGATATATAATACTATTGAATATATAATCAATACAGACTACTTGACAGGTCAGAATATAAGGTTAGACGGAGGAATAAGATAACTTTATTTGTAATGATTCTAAATAAGTATTAACTTTGTACTAATGAAATTATCTGAAATCTATACCAATCCATCTAATCCACGTCTAATAAAGGACGATAGGTTTAAAAAGCTCGTTAAGTCAATTAGTGAGTTCCCTAAAATGATGGAGCTACGTCCTATTATCATTGACTCTGAAGGTTTAATACTTGGGGGGAATATGCGATTTAAGGCACCCAAGGAGTTAAAGTATAAAGACATACCTGACAAATGGATTAAGCGAGCAGATGAGCTAACAGACGCAGAGAAAGAGGAGTTTATCATTAAGGATAATATAGGGTTCGGAGAGAATGATTGGGAGCTGCTTAATGAATGGGATAAAGAGAAGTTAATTGAATGGGGGATGGAGTTACCTCCTGACTTCGGCGTTAAACTGGATGCTGTTGAGGATGATTATGAGATACCGGACGAGATTGAGACAGATATTGTCTTGGGTGATTTATTTGAGATAGGGAGTCATCGGCTTCTTTGTGGTGATTCAACGGATAGTGATAGTGTGGAGAAGTTGATGAATGGAACTTTGTCAGATATGATATTTACAGATCCACCATACAATGTTGATTATGGTGCCTCAAAAAACCCCCGTCATAAAATAAGAACAATCGAAAATGATAAACAGTCTCCTAAAGAATGGGAGGACTTCTGTAAAGCATTATTCTCTAATTTTAAGTCATTTAATAAGGGTGATGTCTATATGTGGGGAGCATTGGGCCCTGAAGGAATGAGAATGAGCCTTTGGCTTACTGAAGCAGGAGCGCATTGGAGTGCTACTATTATATGGAAGAAGCAACAGTTGGTTTTATCCCCTGCTAACTATCAGAGGATGTACGAACCTTGTTTTTATGGATGGTTTGGCAAGAGTTCATATAGAGCAGACAGGAAAGAGGTTGAAGTATGGTCAATAGACAGACCAAGAGACTCAAAATTGCATCCAACAATGAAGCCGATTGAGTTATGTGCAAAAGGGATAAACAATAGCTCAAGAGAGAGAGATATTGTTATGGACTTATTTCTTGGCAGCGGATCTACTATGGTTGCCTGTCATCAAACCAACAGAAAGTGTTATGGTATGGAGCTTGACCCTAAGTATTGTCAGGTAATAATAGATAGGATGAAGAAGCTCGATCCTGATATTGTGATTAAAAAGAACGGAGTCCTAAATGACAAATAGTGACAATATAAAAAAGAAGGCGATGATTGAGGCTTTAATAAAGTCTTTAGGTATTGTTACATTGGCGTGTAAGGATGTTGATATTGCAAGACAGACGCATTACCGATGGATGCAGGAAGATGAGATATATAAGCAGGATGTTGAAGATATTACTGATATTGCTATTGACTTTGCTGAGTCGAAATTACATAAACAGATAGACAAGGGTGATACGACAGCAACAATATTCTATCTAAAGACTAAAGGGAAAAAGAGAGGGTATATTGAAAGACAAGAATTAGATGTAAATGCTGGTGTAACACTTCATTTTGACAAGGATGACAAAGACGCATGACATTCAAGAAAACACAAAAGCAAATAGATGCAGTTCGTCTGATGGGTACTGGGCCGAAGTATTGTTTACTATACGGAGGCAGTCGATCAGGGAAAAGCTTTATTATTATCAGACAGGTTATCATCAGAGCCTTGAAGGAGCCTGGTTCTCGTCACCTTCTGGCACGTTTTGCGTTTAACCATGCTAAGCAGTCATTATGGCATGATACAATTCCTAAAGTACTCGCCATGTGTTTCCCAGGTGTTAAACCCGCACTTAATAAATCGGATTGGTTTATTGAATTCCCAAATGGTTCTCAGATATGGCTTGGTGGATTAGATGATAAAGAACGCACAGAAAAGGTACTCGGTAATGAGTATTGCACTCTGTTTATTAATGAGTGTTCACAGGTCTCTTATGCCTCCTATTCTACTCTTTTAACTCGATTAGCACAAAATACCGGACTAACTAATCGAGTGTATTGTGATTGCAACCCTCCAAGTATTCAGCATTGGTCTTATAAGTTATTTATCCAGCACGTTAATCCAGATACTAACGAGGCTCTGGACGAGAGGTATTATTCTCATATGAGGATGAACCCGGATGACAACCTGGATAACTTACCTGAAGATTACATTGAGTCGGTTCTTAATACTCTTTCATCAAGACAGCAAAAGAGATTCAGATACGGTGAGTTCATGGATGATGTAGAGGGTGCATTATGGACTTACGATATGATAGACAAGTACAGAATACAGACTGCGCCTGAGTTAAAAACTATCATTGTGGCTATTGATCCTTCCGGTTCCGCATTGCAGACATCAGATGAGGCTGGTATTATTGGAGTGGGATTAGGGTTTGATGGCCATGGTTACGTATTAGATGACGTGTCAGGTATTATGACCCCTAACCAATGGGCAACATACGGGATAAGACTACTTAACAAGTTAGAGGGGAATTATATTGTGGCCGAAAAAAATCAAGGCTGGGATATGGTTAAAACGGTTATTCACAATATAGATAACGAGGTAAGAGTTGTGGACGTGGTTGCCTCGCGTGGTAAAGTGATAAGAGCTGAGCCAATAGTAGGTCTGTATGAGCGTGGTTTTGTTCATCATGTGGGTAGCTTGCCAAAATTAGAAGATCAGATGACAACGTGGGATTCAAGAGAAAAGATAATCAGTCCGGGGCGTATAGATGCGCTTGTCTGGGGACTTACTGATCTGCTTTGTAAAAAGAAACCAGTACTCACATTAAGATAACTATTTTCTTAGTTATTAACAAAATCCCCGAGAAAACAAACATTTTTCACTTATTATTTTTAATTAGACTAATTATATATTAACTTTGTAGAAACCCATAATAAATATATTTATATGCTAAATTACGGTAAATGGGGTTAACATCGTGGTTATTTAAAAAACAGCTTACTAAATTACAGGAAGATGTTATAAAAAATATGCAGGGGTCTGACTTCTATAAGGCCATGCTTAGAAATGTTGTTAATATGCCCGTTTATATGAAAGCGGACATTGACTCGTATATCAAAGAGGGGTATATGTTTAACCCTTCGGTTTATTCGATAGTCTCATTTATAGCACAAAAAGCAGGCTCTATTCCCTGGGGTGTTTACGAGGTCAAGAACGACAAAGCACTAAATTTGTACAAGACAGCTACTGGGGCAAATTATAAGAAGTCAATAGTCAAAACTAAGGCTTTAGTAGAGATTGCCTCTCATGATTTAAACCAACTGTTTAT